CGCCCCCCCCCCCCCCCCCCACAAACCCCCCCCCGGGCGCGCCCCCCCCCCCCCCCCCCCCCCCCCCCCGCGCCTTTCAACGGAGAATAAAAATGAAGAAAACGACAACTGAAACTAACGGACACAACAGGCAGGCGCCCGGCGCGGTCCCGCAGCCGAAGTTCGAGCTGCTCGCGATCTCCGAGATCGCGCCGTCGCCCACCAACCCGCGCACGCACTTCGACGAGGCGAAGCTCGCCGAGCTCGCGGACAGCATCAACCGTCACGGCATCCGCCAGCCCATCCTCGTCAGACCGACGACGAAGATCGCGCTGGCGCGCTACGAGATCGTCGCGGGCGAGCGCCGCTTCCGCGCCGCGAAGCTCGCCAAGCACGTCACCGTCCCGGCGCTCGTCGAGGAGATGGGGGACGAGCAGGTGCTGGAACTCCAGATCGTGGAGAACCTGCAGCGCGAGGACGTGCACCCGCTCGACGAGGCGACGGGCTACAAGCACCTGCTCGCGGTCGTCGCCGGCATGACGGCGAAGGAGCTGGCGGCGCGGGTCGGCAAGACGCCGGCTTACGTCGCGCAGCGCCTGTCGCTCAACACCTTGATCGAGCCCGCGGCGAAGGACTTCCGCGAGGGTCGCATCTCGCTCGGTCACGCGACGCAGATCGCGCGGCTCGCAGCCGAGGTGCAGCCCAAGGCGCTGGACGCCTGCTACGGGCAGGAGTTCGTCCGGTATGACTCCAAACTCAACACGCAAATCTACAAACCGCGCAAGGACGATCTGCAAACAGTCGAAGACCTGCGCCGCTGGATCAACAGCAACGTCGCCCTCGACCTCGCCAAAGCGCCGTGGAGCCTCGAAGACCCCTCTCTCGTGCCCGATCAGGGTCCCTGCTCGACCTGTCCGTCGAACACGGCCACCAACGCGCTCCTCTTCCCCGACGCCGCGCAGAAAGCCATCTGCACGAACCCCGAAGGGTACGAGCGGAAGATGGTCGCGTGGATCTCCCGCCAGGAGGAGAAGTTAAAAACTGAGGGCGCCGCGAAAGTTCTCCGCCTGACCGACATCTGGTCAGTAGACGCGAACGACGTGCGCCGCCACAACCTCCCCGCGGGCTCGCTCGGGCGCGACGCTTACGAGGTCATCGAGAAGAAGGGCTCGCGCTGCGACTTCGCGCTGCCGGGCGTTTTCGTGCAGGGCACTAGGCGCGGGCAGACTGCTTGGGTCTGCGCCGAGCCGAAGTGTAAGGATCACAAGGGGCGCTCCGCGAGCCGGTCTTCGTCTTCGTCTGCGTCTTCGTCCGCCGGCACCGGGCAAGAGAAGACGCCCGCCGAGCGCAAGCAGTTCCTCGCCCGCAAGCAGGAGCTGTTCGACGCGCGCGTCGCGGAGCCGGTGCGCCGGCGCGTGCTCGGCGCGCTCTACGACAAGATTGTCGTGAGGGTGTTGAGGGCCGAGGGGCGGGCGGTGCGGTTCCCGCTCGACCGCGGCTTCTTCGCGCGCGCGGCGTGGGCTCACTTCGAGCTCGTCCCGACCGACACGCAGGGCGTGATGTACGAGGCGCTGCGCTGGGACGACGTGACGAAGCTGCCGGGCGGCTACGGCAACAAGAAGGTGGAGAAGGCGCGGGCGCACTTCGACGCGCTCGACGACCCCGGCCTCGTCGCGTTCATGTTCCTCTGCTCGGTCGCGCACCTCGGCGAGAACATCGACCTTTACGCTAAAAGGAATCAGTCGGAGATCGTCAAGCTCGCCGCCGAGCACGGCGTGCCGTACAACCTCTTCGACGCTCGCGAGCGGTTCGCCCAGTCGCCCGCCAAGAAGTTCCACGGCGTCTTGCAGCGCCACGTGCTCGAGGTGCTCTCCGATCCGAAGACACCGCCGCCCGTCCTCTACACGGACAAGGTGACTCAGTCGAAAGGGATCGGCTACGACGATCTCAAGCAGCAGGTCGAAAGAAAGGTCACGCTACTCCCTTACCTCGACGGACCGGAGGGCGTCGTCAGGCTCGGCGCTCGCGCGATCGTCGTGCGCGGCGATCACGCCGGCATGGAGGGCCAACTGCTCGACGCGGGCAACTACTCGGGCGGCGTGACCTGCAAGGTGGAGCTCGACGGCGGCAAGTCGGTTCAGATCGTCGCGGGCGATCTGCTCTACGCCGAGCCGGCGGGCGCGCCGCGTAAGGCTGTCAAAGCGCGGAAGGCTGAGCCCGCCAAGGCGCGCGGCGCGAAGGCTGCTCGCAAGCCCGTGCCCGTCCAGAAATCGGCGGCAGCCGCGCGGGCGAAGAAGGTCGCGCGCGCTGGTGCGGGCAAGCGGTAGTGCCGACCCGCGTTTACAAACTCCCTTCGGACGACGCCGAGCGCGAGCGGCTCGTCGCGTCCGTCGCGGAGAAGTCCGCGGAGGTGCTCGGCTACCCCGCGCGCGAAGCCAACCTCGCCCACTGGCGCACCATGCCGATCACGGAGCTGCGCCGCATCGAGACGAACTGGAACACGCTGATCCTCAAGTACCGGCGCAGCGCGCCGCTGCTCGACAGCGAGTACGATTGACGACGAGAGAGCCCGCCGGGTTTGTGAACCGGCGGGCTCTTCTCTTCTTTTACCTACAGCTCGTTTTTAAGGTGAGGGTACGGGGAACGGCGAGCTGATCCGCACGTCGCTACCGTTAACTTGTACTTTAATTGACACCAATCTGGCGATAGGGTTGGGCATCGCTGGTCCCGGCACGCCGGCAAACAATTCAATCTTGTATGTACCCGTGGTTCTGGCGATCGCACTGATAGTATGGATTCCCGCTGACGCGCCCCCCCTCTCGATAATCTTCCCCGCGGGGTCAACGATCCTGGCAGAGTCCGGAAAGTCATTACACCAACTGGTCGCATCACTCGCCATCGTACATTTCACGGAGTATCGGGCGTTAATCAGACCCCCTTCGGTGACTTCGAATGAACCTTCCCAGAACTTCGAGGCCGAGCCGCCTGTCGGGACTGCCGGTGTCTGAATCGAAACAGTAGGCGAGTCGAGGATTTGTTTCGCCAGCTCACGCCCCGCGGCCACGTCAGATATCTGAAAATCACAATCGTAGAAGGAGGCGGCGCTCAGAGACAGCGCGCCGCCTCCGTACGTGACCCGCGCGTGCTCGAACCTTGCGTTCATAAAGACACGCCCGCCGAGTTCCTGATCGCCCGTAACGATTACGGTGTCGGCGGACTTCCCCGGCGGGAGCGGTGTGTCTATAGTCTTGAGGTTGCCGGGCGTCTTATCGGGGGTCAGTGCGTAGAGAAAGGTCTGGTAACTCACGTATTGGTTAGTGGCGGCCCAAAGGGTGGGACGCACATCCGGTCCGGCTGCGACCGCGTGCGCGAAGACATTATGCGCCCCCGCCTTTACCGCTTTCGGCTCGAACACAACTTTCTCCTGCTGCGCTTCACGCAAAATCTGCCGTGCGGTTGAGACGTTGGCATTCACTTCCTCCTTACTCCCCCGCGTCGGATTTGTAATAACCTTATCGAGTAGAATTTTAAGTTGCCCTTCAATGTTGCTGATCTTGCGGGCGTCGTCATTGATTGTATTAGTTACTGAATCAAGTTTGTCCGCCAATGATTTTTGTTTGCTATCGATCCGTCCATCAATTCGGCCGTCAATGATCGGTAGGAATATGTTGTTATAGACAACGCCGAGCAGCAGGGCGGTTACGGCTAGCGCGGTGGTTATTACCCATTTACGATCAGTCCATAAACTATGAAGCGTCTGGTGTGTGGGGTCCTTCGGTACGGGCGGGGTTAGTTCCTGATCTTTTCTGGCGCTCATATCCCGTAGCGTATATAGCAGTCGGTGGTCAACGTCAATTACATAATCAGGGGCGGCGGTAGCCTCGCACCGCCGCCGCCCCAGTCCCACGATCTTGCCATCGTGAGGTCGCGCGCCGACCTATGCCATATGCAGCGCGCGGCGACACAGTCGTTAGACCATGTCGAGTGGCGCGCATTACATCGGAGCCGCGACTCTTTCCGCCCGACCCTTGACGCGCCCGCCCTGTTGCGTATAACCTCCGCGCCCTAACTGTTCGGTCAGCAGGCTACCCTGCCTCGGCTTGCCCCCGTCTCGCGTCAGTAGCCTTAGCCCGCGCGCCCGCCCCCCGCCGCGGAGGGGCCCGCCGCTTCCCAAGTGCCACTCACGGCCTCCACAAGGAGAAAGATCATGCCCCCGCTCCGTCAACTCTCACTCACCCTGTTCGCGGCGTTCGCCCTCGCGCTCGCCTGCGCCCCGGCGGCGAAAGCCGACTCTGTCACCCTCGCCAACGGATCGACGTTCCTGCTCGGCAACGGCAGCGTCCGAATCTCTTCGGACATCGTCGGCTACAGCGGCGATCAAGACCCGTCGGACAGTTCCCACTTCTTCATCGACACCGTCCTTCACGGCGCCGGGGTTGCGCTCTACCCCGGCCCCACGTTCTTATCCACCCACTTTCAAGGTGGTGGATTCTTCACCGAGAACTTCGTCAGTGGCACGCTCAACGTCTGCCAGAACACTGACTCGTTCTGCACGGGGCCGACCGTCCACATCAACTTCAGCGGTTGGGGGTTCGTGACCCGGATACCAGGCACGGGCACCTTGTTCACCGTCGCCACGCCCGAGCCGGCCACGCTAATACTTCTCTCGACCGGGCTGGCCGGGGCGACGGGCGCGGCGCGCAGAAGGCGTCGCCGGCAGTGATCCCTCAGAGCGAGCCGGAGTACTTGCGCGCCAGGCAGTTGAAGTTGTTGTCGTCGTAGATGCCGCGCCCCGCGTTGCTGCGCTCCGCCTCGTAGTCGGACTGATCGAACTTCAGCCTGTACCTGATCCCCGTCTCCGGGTCGGTGAAGTACCAGGGCAGGTGCAGCCGGTGGTGCGCGCGGAAAGCTTCGAACGCCGACCACGCCGCGGCGGTGCGCCTCGTCATCGTGAACTGCACGCCGTAGAAGTCGCCGCCCTTGTAGCGCACCTTCGTCGTCACCCTGTCCTCGGCGGTGGAGACGACGCCTGGGACGAACGTCAACACCTTATAGCCCCAGTCGGGCGTGAGCGGGAAGACGCCGGTGACGGCGACCGTGGCGGTGTCGGCGCCGCCCGTCACGCTGCCGGTCGCGGTCTTATTGTTCGCCTTCAGGTAAATGGTGGCGCGCGCGCTCACGCCGTCGTAAGGGATGGTCGCCGCGGCGTCGGTGAAAAGCGTGCCGACGTTGGTCGACCACACGACCGCGGACGGGGCGGAGAACAGTTGCACCTCGTTGCCGCCGAGGATCGCCGCCGGCGGCGAGAGCGGCGGCTGGTTCCCCCACGCCTCCAGCTCCACGACGCGGACGAAGGTGTCGCCGGTGGCGGTCACGTTCAGGCGGATCTTCGTCGTCAAGATCGCGGGGAACGTGAACTGCTTCCAAATCTTGTCGTTCGCGGTGACCGCCGCGCCGGGTATCGCCGCCCACGCCGAGCCCGTCCAGTAGTCCAGGCTAAAATTCTGGAGGACGTACAGACCGCCCGTCATCGTGAGCGTCGGCGGCGACGGCGCGGAGTGCGCGTCCTGGGCGCTGAACACGTCGATCTCGGTGACGCTGCGCATCTGCCCGAAGTCCACGGTGATCGACTGCTGCGTCGCCGGCACGGTGCCCGACGCCGCCCAGGCGCTGTTCGCGCCGCCGGAGTCGTAGTCGGCGCCGATCCGATCCCCGTTAATCGCCTTCGCCGCCGCGTACCCGGCCCCCGCCTCGCTCGTCGCCGCCGCGGTCGCGCCGTTCGCCGCCAGTGCCACGTTAATCATTTAGAACCCCCCGCCCGCGCGCGGCCGGCAGTCGCAGACGACGTGGTAGCCGACCGGCTGCTTGCCCGCGCCGTAGTCGGTGACGTAGTGACAGAGCCTCTCCGCGCAGTCCCCTTGCGGGTGGCGGGTGTCGCAGCGCCCGAGCACGAGCGCGACCGCGAGCAGGGCGGCGGCGATTCTGATCATCACGTCAACTCGACCTTCTTGATGGTCCCGGAGATGTTGAAGGCGGCGTACAGCTTCGACAGCGCGGTGTCGTAGTGGAAGCACCAGTCCTTGTCGCTCGGCAACTCGGTCGTCGACGGCGGGAGTGCCGAAGTGGTGTAGCCGAGGAAGCGCGCGCCGCCGGGCGCGGTGACGGTCTTCTCGCCGCCGAAGGTCTGAGCGACGATCGACACCACGCCCGGAGAAGTCTCGCTCGCCGAGACCAGCGTGTCGCCGGACTGTTGCTGCGTAGAGTAGTTCCCTATCACCGCGGCTAGCGTTTCAGTTCCGAGCGCGCCGCCGAAGAATTGGTAGGCGAGGTTGATGTCGACCTCGTAGACGGCGCCTTTGCGGAGCGGCGCGGGGAAATTGATTTGCGACGGTTTCGCGCTGGCCTCGAACCAGTAGAAGTTTTCGTTCGGCACGTTAGACGAGGAGTCGTAAGTCGTCACCCGCGCCCTGATTCTCAAAATCGCGTCACGACCAGTCTGCATCATTCCGGCAGGCGGCGAGACGAGAAACGAAGCCGTGCCTTTGAGGGTGATGACACTTACGACCGGCGCGGTCGTGCCGAAGAGTGTCGAGGCTTCGAAGGTGACGGCCGCGGAAGCCGCGCTGTCCAAGCCGCCCCTGCCGAGCGCGGTGACGCGGTACTGCGCGCCGTCGAAAGACGCGGGGTCGCTCCATTCGAGAGAGTCTACACGTGCCGCCACGACCGACCACGCCGAGCCGTTATAACGCTCGACCTTGTAGCCGACGACGTACACTTCGGGGCTCGCCGACCAGGTGAGGCGTAGGCCGGCGCGCGTGACGTTGGCGATGGCCAAGCCGGCCGGCGTCGAGACGTTCGCGCGCGACTCGATCACCACCTGGTAGCTTTGCGCATCGCCCAGGCCCCGCGAGACGCCCTTCAACGACTCGGCGACGACGCGCACGTCGTGCCTGCCCAAAGACACGTTCTCTATCTCGAACGTGCCCCGGAGCGTCGCCGGATCGGGCACGACGAGGATCCCCGTGTCGACGAAATCGAGTTCCCGCACGTCGTTCGCGCCCGTCCCCGCCGACGTTAAATTAATCACCACACCGCCCGGAGTCGCGGAGAGCTTGAACGACCCTTGCGTCACGTCGCGGACGTAGTAGGGGGTGGCGACCGCGAGCGGCGCCGGCAGCGTGCCCGACGTGATGACTTCGACCTTCTGCCCTTCGGCGAATCCGTGGTTTACGGAAGTGAGCGCGTCCGTCCCCGCGTCGGCCGTGAACGGCTTCATCGGGCGCTTCAACCACACCCTCCCGCGCTGCGTGTACGGGTGCGCCGCGAACCGCACGACGCCCTGTATGAGCGGCACGTCCGTGTCGTCCGGCAGCCAGCGGTCGGCCCGGAGCATGGCCACGGAGACGACCGCCGGCGGCGCGACGAACGGCGACGGGATGTCGGAGACGACGCGGGGCGGCAGCGCCTCGTGCGCGTCGTCGGAGTAGTAGTCGGGGGCGTGGAGGCGCGCGGAGAAGCGGCGGTCGTCAGCCACGCCCCTGGTGAGGAACTGCTCCTCGGTGATCATGAGGCGCGGCGGCGACGACTCCCTCCAGCCCGGCACCTCGTGCGAGGTCTCGACCACGCCGCCCCTGACCACGTTGTAGGAGTCCGCGAAGCCGGCGAGGTCGGTCGTCATCGAGAGCGCGATCAGGTTCATCTCGGACGCGCCGATGCGCGAGGCGAGGCTCCAGCCGCAGACCCCGAGCGGGACGGGGCCGATCGGCGACTTCGGCGGCTTCGTCTTGTCCGCCCTGCGATCGACGGTGAAGGTGCGCTCCTTGTAGAGCGCGTCGTCCAGATCGAAGAAGGTGAAGGTCGCGTAGTCGGGCTGATCCTCGCGGGAGCGCGGGCGCATCTTGAACGAGCCGTCGACGACGTTGGGGAGGCGCGCGAGCTGGCTGAGATCGTAGGTGAAGCGCTTCAGCACGGGGCGGTCGGGCGACGACCAGACCCTCACCTTGCCGTTCGCCTTGTACCAGTCGCAGCCCGGCGCGCGCCGCATCACCGACTCGAAGGCGGTCGGGGCGGGGAGCGTCTGGGGGAAGGCGACGTGCGCGTCGAAGCGCTCGACCTGGCGCGCCCCCGGCGAGAGGCGATCCTGCGGCACGATCTGTTTCGGGCGCGACGCGGAAGACCAGGAGAGCGCGATCCGGGCCGGGCCGCGCCGCTGGTAGTATTCGAGCACGATGTCGTACTCCGCGCCGGCGGACAGGGCGACCTGGCCGCTCTGCTCCCGCTCCGCGCCGTCGGCCCAGTCGTTGACGAGCTGGACGCCGTTCACTGACAGCCGCGCGCCGTCATCGGATTTTGTGTAGAAGGTGTAGGTCTCGCCGAACTGCGGCTTGACCTTGCCGGTCCAGCGCGCCGACCACGGATCGGCCCCGATGGCGGGCGAAGGGAACACGCCGTCCCACGTGAAATCTACGTAGGCGTCGTTGCGCGTGATCTTGGGCGCTCCCGCGAGGGCGTCGCCGTCGAAGTATTCGCCCTTCAGGCCCGTCCCGCCGTCGAAGGTGATCGTACCCGAGCACCTGTCGCGGAAGGCCATCCAGTCGGCGCCGTGGAAGCCGGAGAGCGGGCGCCTGATCCGCTCCGTGCCGATGAAGAGGCTGACGAGCGCGTTGTTCGCCGAGAAGATTTTCGACGCCGAGCGCACGAGGTCGCCGCCGCTCAGGGTGTAGTCCCACACCTTCAGACAGCGCAGCATCCACAGTATCGCCTGCGGCGTGTCGTCGCCCGTCGTGTAGTCTTCGGGCAAGAGCCACTCGATCCAGGTCTGCCCCTTCGTCTTGAAGAACGGCAAACCCGGTATCAGTTCCGGCGCGCCGCTCTCGACGCCCGGGTCGGTCGAGTGGAGCTTCCAGTTGCGCGCGCCCGCCGAATCGAACTCCGGCAGTTCGCGCCCCGAGGCGTAATAGGCTTTGTCGACGCCGTCCATCTCGCCGGAGCCGACCAGATCGATCCCGCCCCAGCGGCTGCCGACCCGGCCGACCCAGCGCCGCAAGCCCTCGGTCGCCTGCCGCCCGAACGCGTCGACGAGTGTGGTCTGGGTAGCCATCAGTACGCCCGATTCTCCCTGCCCAGTTGCCGGTCGCGCAGGTAGTCGAAGTAGTTGTCGCGCCGCCAGCCGTTCGATCCGCCGCCGCCGCCGACACGATCGCCGCCGCCGGTCGTGACCACTTCGGAGACGACCGTCAGCTCTTCCAGCGTGACGACCTCGCCGGAGACGACCCTCGACGGGTCGCTCATGTCGGAGATGAGGGAGAAGTGCGCGAGCCCCTGATCGATCTCCACGTCCCTCAACCTGCCGTCGTCTATCTCGTCCGCGTGCCAGTCGTTCGCGCCGGGGTAGGAGACCGCCCTCAGGTAGCGGTACGTCGCGCCCTCGAGGAGTGAGTCGCCCGCCGCGTCGGTCGCGGAGTACGCGCCGTCCGTGTTGTCGAGTCCGATCCTCATGCCGTCGGTGTTGCCGCCCTGCGAGAACTTCGGCTCGCCCGGCTCCCTCACGTCCGGCACGTAAGGTTGCGCGCCGACGGTCACGGGCACGTCGGACAGGTGGATGACGGTCACGCCGTCGGCGAGCGTGAGCACGAGGAGCTCCGCCGAGTCGAAGGCGTCGCCGGCGAGTATCGCGTCGAAGGTCGCGCCCTGCGCGTCGCGTCCTGCCACGGCTATTTCGCCCCCCTCTTCAACTCCCTTTCGGCACGCCCCGCGGCGTTGGCGGCGAACGCCGCGCCCTGTTTCAGATTGAAAGACTCATTCTCTTCCCAGACCTTCTTCATCGCCTGACCCTCCGCGCCTTCGGTCTGATCACCTCGGCCGGCGAGAGCTTCGTTTCCAACATCAGCGGGCGCACCCCCGGCACGCCCAGCAGCGCCCGGTTAAATAAAATCATCAGATCGCGATCCGGCGCGCCCGTCACCACGCCGAAGCTGATCGTGACCGCCCTTAACTCGTGATGCTTCATCCTCAGTACCCCCTCGTCTTCTTATTCGACATGTCGATGTCGCCGGGGATGTCCGCCGGGTTCGAGCGGATGTCGGCGCGCACCGTCTTCACGATCTTCTCGCGGAGCAGCGGCGAGTCGAGTTCCACCGTCGCGGTCTTGTCCGGGTAGATGGTGACGCTGACGTGCGTGTCGCCCCCGAAGCCGGCCGCGCGCGCCGCCGCCCCGAAGGCGGCGCCCCCGCCCTCGAACCCCCTCACGCCCGCCGCCTTCAGGTAGTGCCGGATGGGCTGCCACTGCGGCGGCGTCAGCACGACCTCGTCGCCCGTCAGCAATGCCAGCCGGTCGTCTTTTTTGTTATAAACGCCGGGGACGCGCCCCCTGAACGGCATCATCATCCCGCCGTCGGAAAAGCCGCCGACGAACCCGCCCGAGGCGAAAGAGCTCACGGCGTAGGTCTGGTGCAGCAACTGCGCCTGAGCCTTTTGCGTGTCGGCTTGCGCCGCCGCCTGGTAGAGAATCTTTTGCAGCGGCATGAAGTCGTGGGACCACTGATCGAGCGCGTGCTGGCGGGTCCTCTTATCCTTGATCGCGTTCGCGCCCGCCAGGTACTTCTGCTGAATCTGCGCCCACTGCGCCTTCGCCTCGTTCAAGCCGAGGGTGCCGGCTTTGGCTTGCCCGATCAGTTGCCAGATGGCGGTGCCGGTGTCGTTCGAGAGCGCGTTCCTGGTCGTCTCGTCGCGGCGGCGCGCCGAATTCCTCGCGAGTACCAACGCGCCGACGAGCAGCGCGCCGCCCGCGACCGCCGTGAAGGGGTTGCTGAACAGCGCGGCGAGAGCCCCGGTGCCGAGGAAGCCGGGCGCGGCGGTGAGCCCGACGCCGAGCAGCCCGCCGCCCACGCCGCCGAGTATCCGACCCAAGCCGGAAGAGCCGCCGAGCGACGAGCCCAGACTCACGCCGAGCAGGGGCGCGAGCGCAGAGAGCGCGCCGCCCGATCCGGGCTTGAGGCCGAAGCCGAAGCCGGACAGCAGGGAGCGCGTCAAGTTGGGCACGCCCGCGGGGAAGACCGTGCCGAGCATGGCGGCGCGCTGCGCCGCCGACGTGACGGGCAGCGAGGCGGAGACGGGCGCGGATAAATTAGAGCCGCCGCCGAGGATTGAAGACAAGATGCCGCCCGCCCCGCCCGACGGGCTGCCCGACGAGCCGAAGAGCGAGCCGAGGTTGAAGCCGCCGACGTTGGGGTTGAAGCCGGGGGTCGAGGGGAAGCCCGCCGCGCCTTGCGGGCGGAAGATCGAGCCGATGCCGCCGAAGATGGTCGAGAGGATGCCGCCGCCGGACGACTGGCCGCCTTGCCTCGTGGCAGCGTAAGTCGGGTTGAACAGGCTCTCGATGTACTGCTTGACCCGGCTCGAGATGAAGTCCCGGACGATGCTCCTGAACAGATCGGAGAACCCGCTCTTCAACTCGCCGAAGAACGATCGGCCCTTCTGCCCCAGCGCCGAGAACGCGTTGCCGAAGATGTCGCCGATGGAGCCGGCGATCTCCGCCAGCTTCTCGCGATAACGGATTAAAGGTTCGAGCATGATCTCTTCGAGCCTGAGCTGGTGCTCCTGCTCGGCGAGTTCGTCGCGCTGCCGGAAGTCATCATTGATCATCCCGATCTGATTCTTTGACGCCTTCGCGAGAGCAGTTAACCTTTGGTTGGCATTCTCCTGTCGCTCCGCTGTGTATCGCTGATTCTCTTCGGCGGCAGATTGGCTTTGCCCTAACTGTCGAACGTACTTCGGATCGCCGCCCAACCTCCCCAACAGATCAATGCGTCCCCTGTTTATCTCGTTGCGGCGTTGTATATTCTCCCGCTCGACGCCCGTCAGCAGTTGATCGAGTTCTTCTAACTTCCGTGCGTCCTTACTAAGAGCGGCGAAGATGCGATCCTGCGACTCTTCAATCCGCGCCGCCTCGTCGTCGGCAATTTTGATCCTCTTGATCGCGAAGTCCTGAAACTGCTTCGAGCCTTTTTTGTATTGCTCCTGCTGCGCCGCGAGCCATTTATCTTCTCGGAGAAACGCGGCACGCTCTATCTTGTCGATCTCTGCTTCCGCGTCGGCGTGCGTCTTGATGCCTAATTCCGCGGACGCGCGCAGGGCGTCAGTGCGCCGCTTACCGGAGGAAACCGACAGGTCAAGGCTCGCCTCGCCGATGCGCCTAAACATGTCGAGCTGATCGGATTCGGTCTGCTCGGTAATCCTGATTCTGTTCTTCGCGTTCTTACTGACTTCCTCCGTGATCTTGTCGTCGATGGCAGCGAGGGCGTTCGCCTGATCCTTCTTTTTACCGACCGCGAGATCGCGCTCCTGTTGTAAGAGCGCGCTAACATCAGTAGTGCGCTTCTCTTCTATCCTCCGGGCTTTAGCCGCGTAGTCGGCGACCCCGATCAAGCCGAGACTGTAGGCGCGCTGGAGGTTCTCCATCGCGTCGCTGGTGAGACGTTCGACGGTGGTTATGTCTTTGTTGAGTTTCTGAATCGCCGCGTCGGCGGGGTCTGCGCCGACGCGCGCCTTTCGCGGCGCAACGTCTCCTATCTCTCCGAATGGCTTCGGCTTCGGCTTCGTCTCACCCACGCGCCCCATGTCGGACGGGGCGACATACTCCTCCTCGCCGCGGTTCAATCTTCCCGGTTCATGCCCGATGCCGAGTTCTGCCTTCGAGAGCCGCATCAGGCGACCGAAGAAGTCATCCGCCCCGCTCGCCCGCGGGTTTGGTGCGCCTGCCTCCGCGAGCGCGAGTTGACGGATGCGGACGCCGAGGTCTTCCGCCTCCCGCTCGGCCGTGTTGGCGTGCGCCGCGATCTCGTCAAGAAAAGTGAGTACCTTAGAGCCTTCGTCTACACTCGTGGAGAGAGATTTACCCCAAGCCTTCCACGCCTCTTGATTTTCTTGCAGGTAGCCGCCGATCTTAGTGATCGCGTTCCCTACCGTGGGCAGCACTTCGCGCGCGATGCTGTAGCCGACCCCTTCGATTTGTAGCTTCAGTAATGCTAGGGACTTCTCGAATTCTTTTGAGGCGGCTACATCGTTCTCGGAAAAAGCGACTCCCAGCCTGTCCGCAGTCGCTTGCAGCTCTTTCAGACTGCCGTGCGCTTCCGCCGCGATCAGTGCGAGGTCTTTCGCGCCACGCCCCGCCAGCTTAAACGCCGCGTCCGCCCTCTCCGCCGGGTTCTCGATCTCTCCGAGACGCTTGATCAAGTCCTCGATGGCTTTGTTCGGGTCTTGAATCCCAGCCTTAGCGTCTAAACCGAAGCGTTTAAAAGTAGCCGCCGCTTGAACGTTACCGTGCGCGGCTTCGGATAAATTTTTGAGATAGAGATTGATTGAGGGCGAGAGTGAATTAATGTCCTTACCCAACAGCGTCATGCCGACGCGTAAGGCACTAACATTCTGGATGGAGAGCCCCGTCTGCTCGGAAGTGAATGCAATCTGCCGGCCCGTCTTCGCGAAATCGTCGGACACTTTGAAGGCGGCAGCACCCGCGCCTATCGCGACCGTTGCTAATACCGTGAACGCGGCGACGGCGATCCCAACCGGGCTCGCCAAGCCCGCGATGATGCCGCCGAAACTAGATGCTTCAGCCTTCGCCGCGCCTATGCTCGCGGTGGTGCGAGCGATGGAAGCCTCGGCACGAACAGCTGCGCTCTCCGCCCCGCTGATTGCCCTAGCAGAGTTGGCGATGAGCTTGTCCGTCTCGGAGCTAAGCCGCGCGGTCGAAGCCGCAGAGGTTTTTACCCCCTTCTCAAGGTCGCCGACCGAAGTCGTCCACATCGCGCGCTGGCGTTGCAGACTCGCAGCCGCTTCCTTCTCCGCCGCCCCGCTTAACCCCGATCCGATCTTCGGGACGCCCAGCCGATCCAACTCCGCCCCGGAGACGCCGACCCGTTGGAACTGCGTGCGGCGTCGGACTTCTTGTAACTTTATTTCTTCCGCCGTGAGGGCGCGCGTCGCGGCAATTTGCTTGGCGGCGGATGCCTCAGCCGCAGCCGCCTCGCGCTCATAGGTGCGGATGATGATCGGCGCACTCTGCTCGGCGGCGCGACTAGCTTCGCTCTGTGCGCTAGTAGCCGACTTTTTGATCCGCTGTGAAGATTCTTCGGAACTCCTTTCGAGTTTGGCGAGCAGGCGGCGGTGCTCTTCCGGCAGCGAAGAGTCGTCGAGCGTGGTCTTGATCCGTACTGAATATTCGTACACGGACATTTACCTATTGCCGGCTGAGCCGAACGACTTGATGAAAGCCTTTAGCCAAGACGCCGAGTCCACGATCTCGACTGAATGAGCTGCGCGGTGCGCGCGCTCCCTCTGCTCCCACAAGAGAATCATTTCAAATTCAATCGGCGATAGTTGTGATAGCGGCACCCCGTAGCCACTCTGCTTCTCTGCGATCAGACGAGCGACGAGACGAGCCGCCTCTAACTCCACGCCTGTCTCTACGACTTGCGGCGCGTCCTTACCGCGCGGGCAATCGCCGCAGCTCATCCCGCTCGGCTTGGGCGTCTTGCATTTTGACTTCCCCGGACAGTCGGTCAGGCCCGCGTCGAACTGGCGATCAACCGCGTGCAAAATCGCCCACGCGAGCCCTGCTAGTTTTTTCTCGTCACGCGCACGATGCGCTCCAGGTGGACGCGCACCGCAGCCGCCTTGTGGAAGATCGGCACCCTCCCCCGGTAGCCCTCATGGCTGACGTGGAGCTTGTCGTAGACCTCGGCGAGGGCGTCGAGCTGTTCGAGCTCGTCCGCGCCGCCGAGTGCCCCGCGCGCGTAGTCCGCGTATGGCTTCGCCGACGCCTTGTTGAAGACGTGCAGCGTCTCGGCTAACCCGCCGTTGAAGTAACAGCGCAGGCGCACCTTGGAGGTCGTCGAGACTCTCCACTCTTTGAGCTGCTTGCCTTTGGTGACGGGCGTGTTGACGCGCTCGCAGAGGAGGAGCGTGGTTACGATGGCGAGCATGTCCTGCGCGCCGAAGATGCCCGCCCAGTCGGCGGGCACGTCGCCCTCGACGCCCTCGGGACCGCGCACGAACTGCGGGAAGAACTTTTCGGCGGCGGCTATCTTCGGCGCGAAGCCGTCGGCGTCATCCTCGCCCGCGGCGCGCGCCTTCGCGTAAAGCCGGACGAGGTGATCGGACACGGGGTTGGTTCTGAGCAGCAGCTCGAACTCTTCGCCGTCGTCCTCGACCGTGACGGGCACGATCTGTTCGGCGTCGGCGTCGTAGAGCGCCGGCGCGTACGGCGTGTCGCTTTCGGTTTCGGCGGGCTGCGGCAAAAGTTCCGCGCCGCCGTTAGGCAGGATCTTCTCTTCGGGTTGCATGGTCGGCTCCTGGGTGGTGAAGTTTTCAGGAGCGGCCAAAAAGAAAAGCGCCCCCGAAACTTTGAAGTTTCAGAAGCACCATTAGAGCTACGTCGTAAGCGGGTGCGTCGCCATTAGAGATGCTCTAAGCGGGCGGTGGCGACAATATATCAGGGTCTGGATGTTTTGCCAACCGATTATCTACCAAGCAGGAGCCCCCGCAGGAAGCCATAAACAATGGGCAGGAATATTAAGACGGCAAGCACCGTCAATACAACGATGACGGTGTTTTTGATGAGGCTAAGCGTGCCGCCTTGTTTGGCGTCTGACATGCCGCTCAAAATACTGCCGCTTGGTCGGATGGTCAAGGCTTCACGCTTCTTCTTCGTCGCTGGTCTGCCCCCTTTATCCGGCACGTAAGAGGGCTGCTGTGCAACAAGTGCAACCTCGCGGTCGGCTTGCTCGACGACGATCCGGCAAGGATGCTTCGCGCCGCCTCCTACCTCGGCAGTTCGCCGGACGGGCGAGGTTGAGAGTTTTCCGACGCCCCGCCAATCCCCTTCGGGGCTCCTTCCACTTCAATGACGACGCTCGTCTCGGCTGGCTTGACCGCGACGGGACTTGTCGCTATCCCGCCTTCCGGCGTGACTGCGACCCTCACCTGCTCGATCTTAGGGGTGTTGGCTTCGAGGGAGCGCCGGTCGAACTCGACGGCAGCCGCTCGATCTTCTTCGTCACGCTCGGCACGCCCCGCCCAGATGTCGCTGTTCTTACGCCCGTCTGGCATGACGTAATCGGGGTTGCCGGAGTTGAGGATCACTTCGCGCTGCAACGCGCTCGCCTCTTCGGCGGTCATGATCCGAGCTTCGTTGTCTTTCACGTTGACCTCCCTTTACGCCAGCGCCGGCTGGTTGTTTCTGACGCGCAGTGACGCGATTGACGGTGATGCGTCCGCCCTGTCAATGTCAAACGAAATATTCAAGGCGGCATTTTTATTTTCCGTGTCGCCCTCGACGATCAGCGTAGCCAGCGGGTACGTGAGTTCGATCTCGTAGCTCTCCGGCGTCGCGCCGATGGGATCGCCCGTGAAGAGGAATGAGAGCCCGGTGATGTCAGTGTTATCCCGGCTCGCGACGAACTCGGCTAGGTTCTCGTCCATGAACACCTTGATCGACGGCGAATAGGAGCGTTTGCCTCGCTGAATGACTCTCGCGTATGCGCCGCTGCTCCTGTCCCCGCTCACCCTGAAAGGATCGCCCGGCAACGCCTGAACCTCGACCTCTTGGCTGATGCCGCAGCGCCCGCCGATCAGCCTCGCGTCCGCCGCGAAGTCCCGCAGCGAGCCGTCGTTGAACGTCGCCTTGATCGCTGCCGGGTGGATGTAGTGATGAGTGGGAGCCGGCGGCGGCACGATCGCAGGCACAATGTCGCGCAGTCGCTTCCAGGAGTAGCCGGTGTTGCGGAAAGTGGTCGAGTACTGTGGCGGCGTATTGCCGCCGAAACTGATCTCGAACGCGGCGACGGCGCAGGAGGCGTGGAGGAAGTCGTAGCCGCCGAGGAGCGCGAGGATCGTGCTCAGCTTAGGCACCCTGCCCTGCGCCCTCGTCTGGAGCGCGACGAAATGATCGAACGACGCCCCGGCTGTGACGGGCACGTCCGTGATCGTGCCACCGAACGCTCGAGCCGCGACGATGGCGGCGAACTCAGTGTTGAGCCATCCGCCGATTGGAATGTCCATCGGCAGCCAGTAGCCGCTTCGCGACTTCTGCCCGTATTCATTCCCCGCACCGATCTCGGCCGACTTTAATTTATCGGGACGCGGGATCGGCGGCATGAACGAGTTGAAGAGGGCGGTCTTGAAGGCGGCGGAGGTCGTCGCCGGGGTATTCACAGCCGACTCAGGCGCCGAGCTGATCAAGAGCTGCAGTTCCTCTAAGAATTGGTTCATCGTCGATCTCCTATCTGTAGCGCAGCGGCTGCACGTCGACCGTGAGCGTGGCGAAACACCTGTGCGTCCTGACCGCCCCGAGCGGGCCGAGGCTGACCCGCGCCTGCAACTGAGAGTGGCGCAGCGTCGTGCCGTTGACGTTCAACCCCGGCGAGGCGGCGAGCGTGAAGGCGAGGCGCGCGACCTCCGCGGTGAAGCGCTTCTCCGAGTTGTCGGCGTCCGTGCCGAACTCGTGCTTGTAGAAGCCGTCGATGTTGAAGGTGAGCTGCGGCTCGTAACTGCCGACCGCCGCGCTCGGCGGCCCGCCGAGTCCCGCGAAGGACACCTGCCAGAGGTGGACGCGCGGCTTGCCCTGCGCGTCCAGATCGGTCTCGGTCGTCGCCGTCCCCGCCCACTCCTCCTGCTCCCGGCCGAGGATCGATCTGTCGAGCGTCTTCGCGTTGTGCGTGCCGCCGGCGGGCTTCACGACGAAGTTGACGAGCGAGAGGACCTTCTGCCTGACGGCTTCGACCAGCTCCGCGAATTGTTCCGCCGTGTAAGGCATCAGCCCTCGATCCTCCGGCCCGCCCCGTCGAGTTGCGTGCCGACGTGGGCGTCGGCCTCCTCGATGCCCTTTTGCGCCGGGTGCCTGCCCGGGTAGCTCTCCTGCCCGCGACCGCGATTGATCCAGCCCCGCTCCACCACGTCCGAGTAGCCTTCCGCCGCCGGCGCTTCGATCAGGAGCGTGCGCACGTCGCCGGTGCGCTCGGCGCGCGCGCGCACGTCGATGGAGTCGAGGTAGCGGCGGCTGTCGACCGCCCCGACCGCCTCGACCGCGTCGCGCCAGGCGATGGCGATCTCTTCGGCGACGCCGTCCTGCGCCGCCGCGAACTCGCGCGCGACGACGGCGTCGAGGGTCAACAGGTCGCGGCTGATCGTAACTTCCGTCCGCATCAGGGTGTGTAGACTTCGCCCGCGGGCTCGGCGGGGATGTTCCAGTAGGGCCTCGCGGCGAGCGGCGCGTGCCCGCCCCGCAGCATCGTGTGGACGACGTTGTTGAGCGCGGGGACGGCGCTCGAGACGACGACCAGGTGCGACGAGAGGTTCTTCTTGTCGCGGAACTCCGCCGTGTCGTCAGCCACCTCGAAGTGCGCCGCGCCCGACTCCTCGGAGAAGTAGGCGTGCCACCCCGACTCGACCGTGGCCTGCGGGGCGTAGGTCTCGGCCGCGCCGTCCAGCTTGAGAAAGATCAGTCTCGCGGCGGCGCCGAGGTTCTTTTGCCGCTGCCGGTCGAACGCCCTGGCCAGCCTCGCCCTGGTGACTTGTGACAATGGCTCAGCACCTCGACCTGTTGCCGCGCGCCACGCCGAAGAGCGGCGGGACGACGTAGCCGCGCGACTCCACTTTGAGCAGCGCGGCGATCTCGGAGGTGGCGTGCTGCCGCAGATCCTCCGACAGCCGGTTCAGATCGATCTTCTCCCGGCTCAGGACGACGCCCGGCGTGAGCTGCTCTCTCGTGGTCTGCGAGAGCGAGGGCGCGATGAAGGACGCGGTCAGGAGGTTCAGCGCGTTCTTGACGTGCTGCTTCGCCGCCCCGTCCGCGCCCGTCGCGATCGCGTCGGCGTCGGGCACGCGCGCGACGACTTCCGCGATCGCGCGCCCGGCGAAGACCTGCCTGTCGACCACCGGGTCCGGCAGCGACTCGGCGTCGAGCCAGTCGGCGAGCGGGTCGAGCGAGCGCCTGACCTCCTCGGCGTCGATGAGATCGGCTAGCGGCATCGCTTACTTCGCCTGGCCGGGCGCCTTCTTCGACTTCGCGTCAGCCGGATCGCACTCGCGCAGCGCGCCGTCGCGCAGCAGGCGCTCGACCTCGGAGGTCCTGCCGACCGTGACCGGCTTCGGCCCGGCGACGAACGCCTCGCCCTCGGGGTGAGCCGCGTCGCGCTCGAAGAGGATGGTGTCGTTGCTGCCGTCCGGGTTGGGCTTGCGCGTCGAGCACACGGTGACGTGCCGCGCATTCGGCGCCGGCTCGGGATCGGGCGGAGGCGGCGGTGGCGGGTTGGTGCTCGGCGGTCTGTCTCTCTCGTCTGCCATGTCTGCTCCTTGATGAATGTGGCGGGCGGGCGTTTGGTCTCGCCCGCCCGCCGTGCTTCTGCTGCGGCGGGAGTCGTTTACGCGGCGAGGTTCAGGCCGCGCGTCGCCTCCTTGTAAATCTTCCCGTACCCTTCCGTCTCGGTCATCACGAGCACGCGCGTCTGCGTGATGGCGTAGCTCTCGATCTCGGTGATGTCGGAGCCGACCTCGGTGAAGCGCTCGACGGCGAAGCGCTTGTCGATGCCGACGATCTGATTCGCCGGCGCGTCGTCGGTGTTCCCGTACTGCACGTCGTCCGCGAGCCTGTTGTTCATCGGGCGCACGTTGCCGACGCCGATGAAGCCCGCGACGACGGCGAGCGGGACGTTGGCGCTGCCGACGTTGAGCAGCATCACCTTGAGGATGCCCGACTCGCGCGACAGGATGTGGGTCAGGCGGTAGGGGTTCTTGAACTTCAGCTTGTAGCTGAGCCAGGCGGGGAGCGTGATGTTGTTCGGCGTCGTGGCCGGATCGAGGGCGGTCAGATCGTGCGTGAGCATGGCGGTGCCGGGGTTGCCGTCTCCGTTGATGAGCACGTCGACGACGACCGAGACCTTGTCCACCTCGGCCTGGATGGCGAGCAGGCCGATCCACATCTTGACGCGGTCGAGGCGCTGGCGGCGGATGACCTCGTAGGAGGTCTCGATGGCGCGCCCGAACTTGAAGAGGCGCACGTACTGCTCCGAGGACTTGAGGCGCACGCGCGGCACCTCGGCGGTCTCGCCGACCCTGACCATGCGCTTCGCCTTCGGGTCCACGTCCTGCACGTAGACCATGCGCGCGCCGTCGCCCTCGATGGGCGTGGTCTGCGCGATCAGCTCGGCGAGCGGGATGGCGGGCTCCATCTGCTGGTCGCGCGCGCGCGCGGCGTCGACCCACGGGCGCATCGCCGTGTTGAGGCCGTAGTCGTCACTGCCGAGCACGGCGGCGCGCGTGTTCGGGCTCATGCCGGCGGAGGCGGCGAGCCACTGGCGGCGCATCCACTCGGCGCCGAGCAGCCGCCGCTGGGGGGTGCCGTCGAAGGCGTCCTCGAAGACGTCGGCGTAGAAGCCCGCGGCGTAGTTGGTGCGGGTGACGATGCCCGCGGCCTTGAGCACGCGCCCGAAGGCGTCGAGGCTGCCCTTGTCGCCCGCCTCGGTCGGGTTCATCTGTTCGAGCCACGCCGACAGGCTGAGGCCGTGGTCGTAGGCGTCGCGGAACATCTCCAGGTTGATGCCGCCGAGGATGTCGGCAGGACCCATCTTCGTGATCCGCGCCAGACTCAGTTTCTTCTTAATGGCCATCTGGGGTCTCTCCTTAAAGTTGCCGCAAAGTTGCCGCGTGACTTGCGGCTGCCGCGAGGCGGCCGCGGTTAGCAGCCGAGGTCGACGACCACGGCGGCCGGATCGGAGCTGTCGATGATGCAGCCGCGCGCGACGAGGGCGTCCGCCGCGCTCGCCGCCTCGCGGATGTAGCCGCGCGCGCCGCCCGCGCCGAGCGCGCCGACGATCTTCTTGCCTGGCGTCAGCGCCGCGCCCTCGCCGCCGGGGAGCACGACGTAGCTCGTGTTGACGACGACGTTGCCGTCTCGCTCCACGCGCTCCAGCTCGCCGCGGACGGGATCGCCGTTGCCGCACAGCCGCACGGTCTTGTGGGCCGAGATCATGGCGGCGCGCCCGACGACGGCCGAGCCGTTCGCCTGCGTCTCGGAGTAGACGATGTCCACGCCGTCCGACTTGTAGGTCGCTCTCTTCGGGTGCAGCCCCGTGAAGTCAACGTCGTTTCTTGCGTTCACCATAACAGTCAGCTCTCCTTCGTCGAGTTATGAGTGGATGCCCGTCAGCCCTCGTGCGCCGAGTCGGGCAGCGCCGCGGCTTCGGTCTGCGGCGCGCTGTCCTCGCCTTCCTTCGTCGACGTGCCGGCCTCGGAGGTCTGGCGGCCGCCGCCGAACTTCGCGCCCGCCTGCCGCTTCCAGTCGTCGCGCATCAGCTTGATCGTCGCGACCTCGGAGCGCTCCAGCAGGCCCCGGTACGAGTCCTGGTTGAACTCCGCGCCGTTGGCGCGCACGCCCTCGGCGAGCGCCTCGGTGACGAGGTCGGACTTGTACTGGCGGCCGTCGCGCGCGAGCGTCACGATCTCGCCCGCGCGTTCGAGATCGCTTTTGCCCTCGCCCTCCAAACCGATCATCGAGGCGAGCGAGCGCAGCAGCGGCTGGTGCGCGGAGGCGATCTCCGGCGTAACTACTAAGACCTGGCGCCCGCCTTCGGCGCCTCCGGCGGTGCCGGCGGTGCCGGACGCGGGCGGCGAGTCGGTCGCCCCGGTCTTCGCGGGCGGATCGGCGGCGCGCTCACCCGCGGCCGCATCCTTTTTGTTCTTGCTCTCGTCAGCCATCGTTTTCTCCTCGCGCGAGGTGTCCGCGCCCGGCGCGCTCACGCGCTTCTCCGGCAAATGAATCATCAGCCGCCGCTCCAGGACCTGCCTGATCTCCGGCTTCAGCAGCCCCTCGACCGCCTGCCGGTTCGCCTTCTCGATCATCGCGCCCGGCGTCGAGCCCTTGTAGACGCCGCTCGTCTCGGCGAGGCGCGCGTCCTCGACGTCAGCCGTGCACATGACCTCTTCGGTCTTGCCGTCGGCCTGCACCTCGAACTTGATGCCGGGGTAGTGGCGGCACTCGTTGTAGTCCCAGATGTCGTTGCCGCAGATCGAGCAGATCCACTCGCCGCCGTAGAAGCCGACCGAGACGTCGCGCAGCACCAGCGTCTGGATCGCCCTGATGATCTGGTCGCTCTGGACGGTGCCGAGCTGCAGGCCCGGGATGACGTAGAAGTCGGCGGTGACGCGGGCGACGCCGTTGCCCTGCCCGCCGACGAACTCCCCGCCCATCGAGCGCCCGACGAGCTCCGCCTTGTCGTGGCTGTAGAGGAACGCGACCCCCTCCTGCGCGTCAGCCGCGAAGTTTTTCAGCGTCGACTGCGCCATGCGCGTGAAGTGTGAGTCGAGCCGGTTGTTGGAGATTTCCGCGCCGAACATGAAGGGCTCGAACTTCTGCAACTCGGCCTCGTCGAAGACGCGGCGCTCGACCGCGACGCGGCGCAGGTCTTCGGGCGAGCGCGTCCTCACGACGCCCATCGGGAACTGGAAGATGCCGTCCGAGGTCTTTTCAGTCACAGCGGTTTCACCTTGCGGTTCGGCTCCGGCGACTGCCGGCGCGCGTCGCCGGGCTTGTCGCGGCGCGGATCGGGGTCGGGAGTTTTCTCGCCGCAGCGGGGGCACTTCCCGGCATCCACTTGCCCATCGGTCAGCGGGTAGCCGCAGTTCTTGCAACGTGAGTTAGTCATCGAGCCGCCGGCGCGTGTCGGTTAAGCGACGAGTGGCGGGCGGGTGTCGAGTCGCGGGTGCCCGTTAGTCGCGCGGGCGCAGGGTCCCCTGTCCGGGCGTGCGGGTTGGACGAAGCGGGCGCGGCGGCTGGTAAACGGCGCGACGTTCACCCCGTTGGTGCGCCGCCCGCCGGGCACTGCGGCGGCCGTGTCGGACGCGAGGTTGTACTCGGCGTCGTAGTCGGCGCGCGGGGCGGCGGTGATGATGGTGTCGGCAGTGATGATGGTGTCGGTGCTCAAGGGCGCGACTTGAGAAGCTGCGGGCGGCGCGCTCACGCGCGCGGGAGTGTGCCAAGCGAGCTGCGCCGCGCCGGCCGCGAAGAGCAGGCACGCGACGAGCGCGATTGCCTGAAGGGAGCGTGATGTCATCTGGGTAGCCTCCGTTGGTGTGATCGGACAAGGGAAGAACGCCCGGACTAAATCGGGCGCGAGCCGCGTTCAATCCGGGCGTATTATGCGGGCGGGAGCCGGGCGTTTGGGGTGCGCATCACCATGCGCATCACCATGCGCATGGTGATGCGCATCATCACGCGGCTTCTGGCGGGCTCAGGAGGTAGGTTCTACGGCGGGTCGTTCCTCTGCGTCTGCGGCGGGATTCCGGGTCGTCGCCGGCGCGGCATTCGCGGCGCCGCCCCCCGATTGAAGTCTGAGCAGCAGCTCGTCGGTCGCCTGCTGCTTGGTGTCGAAGCGCCGCACCTCGCCCCCGTAGTGCAGCTCGTACTTCTGACCTTCGTCCGTCAGGACGTCTATCACTCCCTCGAACATTTTTTGCCTCTCCTTTCATCATTCATCATTTATCATTCCGCATTCATCATTCATCGGGCGATCTCTCGCCCTTGGTTATTGTCTCAGCGCTTCCGAGCCCGCCGGCCCGTAGCGGATGTTCCACCACTCGCCGTAGGGGATGCTGAACACCGTCTCGCCGTCGCCGTCGACGAACGCAGTCTCGCGCTTGTACTGGTTCCACAGCTCGACGGCCCGCACGTCCCGCTGGCTGCCCGGATCGGCGTTGATGCCCGCCACCCCCGGCGCGGGCGGCGTCTGCGCGCGCGTCGGCTCGGCGACCGCCGCGTGCCCGACGATCTTCTGCGACGCCTCGTCGTTCGTCTGCCAGCCCTCGTCGCGCTTGCGCGCCTCGTTCGCGATCTCGCCCGCCTCGCTCTGCGCGTCGCGCAGCCGCTCGGCGGCCCTCAGTTCGGCGAAGCGGAACTCGACGGTCGCCGCCACCCCCTGCGCCTGCAGGGCGAGGTCGAGCAGGCGCTCCATGACGAACTCGCAGTCGTGCTGGATCGACTTGGCGTGCGCCGCGTAGACCTCCCACTGCCGGTTGGCGTGCGTCTCGCTCGTCGCCTCGTTGATGCCCATCAGGAGCGGCAGCGTCTTGAGCGCGCGCACGGAGAGCCGTTCGAGCGCCGTGATCATGTCGCCGATGCCGCCCAGGGAGTTGCGGTCGCCCGTGCCGACGGGCTTCCCGTGCTCGATGTAGTCGATGTGGACGTAGGCGTCGTCGGGCTGGAGATGCTCGTACGAGTCCTCGATCTGCTTGACGACGGCTTTCAGGAACGCCTCGACCTTCGCCGGGTCGTCGCGATCCTCTTCGGGCAGGAGCTTCATCACCTCCTCGAACTTGATGGCGATGTCGGGGCGCGGGTAGCCCTGCTGCGAGATGACGCGCCGCAGGTCGTGCAGCAGCCCGAGCGTGAAGAGGGTCGAGAAGAGCGCGGGCGTCGCCATCGCCCTGCCCCTGGGCTGTCCGGGGAACGGGTGGAGCGGCACGTAGACGACGGTGGGGCGTTCGAAGGCGACGAACTTAAACTGCTGCCACTGCCCGAGCTGCCAGGCCGCGCCGCGCGCGTCGTCCGCGACGCGCGTGAAGCCGATGAGCGCCGGGTCCGGCGTCGCGATCTCGAGCGGCACGCGCCCTTCGGGGTCGAGCACCAGTTCGGCGCACATCGCGCCGCGCAGGAAGTAGCCCATGAAGAGCGAGGCGATGACGACGTTGGCCGGCACGACGTTCGGCGCGGCGTAAGGGCCGTGCAGGTTTTTGAGGAAGTCCGTGATCGCCTGCCTCGCGCGCGCGTCCTCGACCTTCTTCGCGCCCGGCCCGCCCGGCTTGTAACATCTGAAGTCGTAGCCGGGGTTCCACATGATGAGCGTGTCCCAGAGGGCGCGGCTGACGTCCGGGCTGTTGTCGGCGAGCAGCTCCAGCAGGCGCGCGGGCGGCACGCGGCTGAGGGCCTTGGGGCTCAAGTCGGCGCCGCGCCAGAGCGGGTCGGTGCTCAAGGGCGAGATGAAGGAGGCGGCGGCGAGCAGGTTGTCGCCGGGGTGGTCGACGGTGACGCGGCCGCCGGCGAAGGCGCGCGAGCGCGACGGAACGGAAGCGCGGGGCGACGACGCGCGCACACTCGCCCGCTCTCCGTCGCGCTCGTCGAGCACGTCGCCCATGCTCCTCCAGATGCCCAACTGATTCATCTCCATGGTTCTCCCCTCCTACTCAGGCATGCGGACCTTGGCGCTGCCGGTGACGAGCGCGCCGCGGATCTCCTTCGGCATCGAGCGGAACGCAACGACGTCGTACACGCACGAGTGGAAGTAGTGATCGGGCGTCGTGTGATCCCACCGCGCGTGCTCCTGACCGTAGTCGTCTTTAACGAGCACTCTCACCGGCGCGCACATCTGCCTCTTCACGTCGGCGTCGTTATGGATCGAAGCCGGCCAGCGCTCGCCCCCGGACGCGATGAGGTTGTAGACCGTGTCCATCGCCATCGTGCGGTTGATGATGATGGTGTAGGCGTCCTGCTTGTCGGCCTCGTTCGCCTTCGAGCGCTTTGCCTTTTCCTCCTTCGCCTCGCTCGGCACCTGGAACATCTTTGTGCGGAGAGCCTCGACGCCGTGCGGGTAAAAGGCGCGAAATACCTTGCCGCGGTGCTTGAGCGTCCAATCCTTGCAGCCGTTTAACTCGGGCAGCGCGTCGACGACGCAGCGCCTGACGTGGTGGACTTCCATCAGCCGGTCGAGTTCCGCCCACGAGCCGACGACGCCCATGGCGACGACGTAGCGCTTTGAGTCGGGACCCGTCGCCGAGACGCGGTAGTTGTACTTCGCGCCGACGTCCACGCCCATCGTGACGTTGCGCCATTTGAAGGCGGGCAAACGCCCCTGATCGAGCTCGGCGCTGAGCATCCTCAGCATGGTCTCCGTGACCATGCTGTCCTTCTGCGAGTAAGGCAGCCCGAGGTCGGAGCGGTAGAACTCGTCCAGCTCCTCCGGCTCGGTCGAGATCGACTTGACCGCGAGGCGGTTTAGATCGACTTTGCCGAGCGAGAGCGGCGGTGCGTAGTAGCCGCTGACGCTTTTGATTTCGGGGCGGCGCGCCGTCCACCGCCCGGGGCCCTTGCTGTCAATCGGCTCTTTGCAGTTCGGGCAGGCGACGTGCATCTCCGCCTCCCACAACCGCTCCTTGTCCCACGTCTCCCACACGTCGCGGGCCTCGCCCCCGGCGCGAACGTCGCGGAAGAAATCCAGCTCGTTGTGCTCGCCGCAACGTGAGCACAGTACCTCCCAGACTTTCTGATCCGACTCCTGGTAGGCGGCGTCGATGCCGACGTTGGGCAGCTTGGGCGTCGAGAGCAGCAGCTCGTGCTGGAGTTCGGAGTTGTTCAGGCGGATGCGCGTGAGCGAGACAATTTTCTTTGAAATCTCCTCGTACTCGTCCAGCACGAGGAGATCGGCGGCGAACGACTTCACGCCCGACACCGAGCGACCGCCCGCGAAATAGAGGTAGGACTTGCCCGCCTGCTTGAACGTCACCGAATCGTAGTGGGTGAAGAGGTTCGCCAGGTGCGGCGTCTCCGCGCGCAGCTCGGAGAATCGCTCGCGCGAGAAATAGCTGAGCGCGTCCTTCGTCGAGAAGACGTAGCCGACGTTCAGGCCCGCCTTGTCGAGCCCGAAGTAGCGCGCGCCGACGTCGAGGACGTGGCATGCTTTGGAGATGGCGAGGACCGAAAGCCCCTTCTGACCCGGCTTGCGGATGACCTGGCGCGGGTGCTCGTCGCGGTAGATGGCTTCGAGCGGCTTGTAGTCTTCAAGGCTGAACTGCTTGTCGTCGATGCGGCGGTAGAGGTAAGACCAGTCGAGCAACGACGGGGGCGGCGGCTCGTCAGTAGTCTCCTCCGGCTTCGCCTCCTCCGGTCGGAGATACGTCAAGAACAACCCCACCAGCGATTCGGCGGAGGTCGGTAGTGATGTTGTTGAGGGCGTCAGGGTCTTTAACATGGCGGTAGATCGACGCGGTCAAAAATCTCATCATGTCGTGCACCCACGCCATGTGAATCATCTCCGCCAGGTGCACCTTGCGCCGGGTCTCGGTGAGCGCCATGCGCGGGCGCCGCACGAACGCGAGCTGCTCGATCTCCCCCCAGCGCTTCGCCTCGTTCTCGCCGCCGCGTATCAGCTCCGCGAGCTTCTGCAGCGCGGCGAGAGATCGATCGCGATCCTTGGCCGACTGCGCCGAGGCGAACTCCTCGAAGGTCGAACCCACTTCCTTCCAGAAAGACCGGGACGGCTCGCCGGAGAGCAACCGTCGCACGCGCATGTCGAGGAGATCGATGTCCTCTTCGAGGCTGAGCTTGTTCGGTCCCTCCTGCGCGCCCTGGTAGTCCTTCTTCCCCTTCGGGTCGAGCACGTCGAGGTAGCGCGATTTGCGCGCGTGCTTCAGCCCGCGGTGCGACAGCCCGGCGCGCGACTTCCCGCCGTGGTGCTTGCAGCGGACGTGATCCTTGATGTGCCGCTTCTGGCAGTGGCGATCCTTCGAGCACCTGGGGCACGCCTCCAGCCCGCCTTCCTCCTTCGGGTAGCGGTACTCGCAGACGTTGCAAGTCTTCACGTGCGCCCGGCA